TATGTTATAGATAACTCCACTGGAGCTAATGTCCGAACTGATTTAAATAATGTATTACAAGCGATATTAACAAATAATAGCTCTGGTTCTGCTCCTAGTACCACTGCTGCTTATATGTTGTGGGCTGATACAAGTAATAATCTTTTAAAAATGCGAAATTCAGCAAATGATGGCTGGATTGATTTGAGAACTTTAACTGGTGGTGTAACGACAACTGCTGATGCAACAATAAATTCTTTAACTGTAGGTAAAGGTGCAAACTCTGTTGCTGGTAACACTGTTCTTGGAGAAAATGCTTTAGATGCTTCTGTCTCTGGTGGAAATAATACTGCTATTGGTAAACAAGCCTTAACTGCACTTACTTCTGGAGCAGACAACACAGCAGTTGGTGTGGAAGCTATGTCTGCAACTACAACAGGTATTCAAAATGTTGCTATTGGAAGTTTTGCGTTAGATGTAAATACAGACGGAGACAAAAATGTTGCTATTGGTTATGCAGCTTTAGATGCTAATACAACAGCAGATAATAATACGGCTATTGGAACTGCTGCTTTATCAGCAAACACAACAGCAAGCAACAACACTGGTGTCGGTACAAATGCTTTAAATGCAAACACAACAGGAGCACAGAATACAGCCGTAGGTGCTAACGCCCTTGATGCAAACACAACTGGAAATTATAACGTCGCTTTAGGTAGAAATGCCCTTACAGCATCTACAACCGGAAATGACAATACTGGTCTTGGTTATAACTCATTAGGAGCAAACACTACAGGAGGCGAAAATACTGCTGTTGGATTCGGATGCCTACAATTAAATACAACTGGTACTGAAAACACTGCTGTCGGTAGAACTGCTTTAAGATCAAATACTACAGGCGATGATAATGTTGCTATAGGTCGTGAAGCGTTAGGAGAAAATACGACTGCTTCTAATAACACTGCAGTTGGTCATCATGCTTTATTTACTGTTCAGACTTCATCACATAATACTGCTGTAGGAAAAGATGCTTTAAAGTTAACCACAACTGAAAATAATACTGCTGTCGGTAGTGGTGCTTTAGATGCTTGCACAACCGGGCCAAGAAACGTAGCGGTAGGTTCTTTTGCATTATCGGCATGTACAACCGGGGAGCAAAATGTAGCGATTGGTCAGGCTTGTCTGCAAAACCTTACAACCGCAAATAATAATACTTTTGTTGGACAAAGTTCAGGCTATAACATGACAACTGGTTATGATAACACAGGTGTTGGTAGAGATGCTTTATCTGCAAACACAACTGGCATTGAAAATACTGCTGTGGGAAGAAATGCTTTAACAGACTGCACAACTGGCCAAGGTAATACTTGTATGGGGAGGGAGGCAGGTGCAAACATCACAACTGGAGGCTTTCATACTGCTATTGGACATAACGCTCTATTTGGAGCGACTGATGGCAGTTCTAATACAGTTGTCGGTCATAATGCAGGTTTTGATATGACAACTGGTGGCAATAATCTTCTTTTAGGAGCATCTGCTGGAAGGGCAGATTCTCCATCAGGGTTAATAAATACACATAATCATATTGTTTGTTTAGGAAATAATAATATCGCTAGCTTATTCTGTGCTGATACTTCTATATCTTCTTCTGATTCAAGAGATAAAACAGATGTAACAAGTTTTAATATTGGGTTAGCTTGGATTAAAGCTTTACGCCCAGTGACATATCGTTGGGATAGACGAACTTGGTATGGTACAGATGCAGAACCTTATGGAACCCCAGATGGGTCAAAGAAGAGAGCTAGATTGCATATTGGTTTTTTAGCACAGGAGGCTTTAGAAGTAGAAAAGGCAAATGGTTATGGTTCTTCTAATGATGATTCATTACTTGTAAATCTCACAGAAGATGGAATGTCTTATGGAATGAAGTATGAAAGACTCGTACCAATTCTTGTAAATGCTATAAAAGAGTTATCCGTAAAAGTTACAGCCCTCGAAGCAGGGTAAACTAAAAATAATCCAATTTTTATTATGGAAGAAAGAACCGCAGATGAAGTTGCAGCAATCTTTACTGCTGCTGGCGATAGCGTAACCATTATCGGTACGGCTCAAGCATCAGATGAAACTGATACTGAATTTAAAGGAAAAATTCAAAGAAACGTAGAACATCTTGAAATTATCAAGGCTTACAAAAAGCTAGATGAAACGACATCTATCTGGACATCAGAAGATTTTACAGCTATTGATGCTGCTATCGTTGCTGGTAAAAAACTCTACTAAATTATGAACCTAAAAGAAAAATTACAACAACTTGCTTTAGAAAGGCAAAATTTACAAATTGCACTATATGAAATTAATGGTGCGATGAAGATTTTGGAGCAGCAGATTCTTGAAGCTGAACCCGAAGCAAACCAGCCATCAGATACAGAGGCAT